TGGTGTCTCGTTTGAATATGCCGACATTGCTAGTGAGTAATCAGTAGTGTTTGGTAATTCCTCAAAAATGGTATCTTGTGCTAAATACTCTACCTTGGACCAAATATCACCATCATCATCCATAATTCTGATTACATCAATCAAACCTTCTTCATCACTAAGTTTAATCTTATCGTATGGTTTTGGTGATTCGAACTCATATTCAATTGATTTCTCTTTACCACTTACTGCTCTTACATATTTTTTAAGAAGATAGTATACTGGTTCATTTGTATTTTCATCAATTTGATATACCGATACTTCCGTTGGGTCAAATGATGAAGAGAATCCAAATCTTACTTTATTGAGTGTGGTAAATTCAACATCTGAGTTTGCTGATGACCCAACAATCATACCCTCTTTTAAGGTTAGAGCATAATCAAAATTTGGTTTTACATTGTCACCACTTCCTTGTGCTGGAACTAATTGATAAACTGTTAGTGTAGTTGTAGCAGGTACGAATAGTTTTGGTTTATATCCAAATGATTGTGCAATTGTAAATACATTAGACTTTTCTTGTGCTTCTTCGAGGATAGACTCTCTTAATTGAACATCAGTATAGTATGATAATACATCACCCACATACGATGCCATTTCCATAAACATCATACCAGGTGATGACTCATTAAAGTCGTTATAGGTATTTGGGAAATAATTTTTTGTGAAGTCAATCAGGTTCTTACGAATATCACCAAAATCCCTTCCTACTAAATTTACATTTTTTTTTATTTTATCTGCCATCTTTTATCCTCAGACAATAGAAACATTACCTTGCTCAGTAACGAGTATTGTTATTTGTGTATTTGCACCATTCTCAGTAACCCTAACCCTTAATTCTATTTGAACACGATTACTATCTTCTATTGTGGTTACATTTACATTATCTATTATAATATAAGGTAACCAAAATTTTATATCATCTCTTAGTGATGTTTCTAAATCATCGTTTAGAGTTTCTGATATTTGTTCGAATAATAACGAATATACATCAGACCCAAACAAGGGTTGGAATGGTCTCTCACCTTTTCGTGTTAGTATCAGATTTTTAAGATTAGATATTGCTTGTTCTTCAGTAGTATAAGACAATTTAAACAATGGGTCACCACCCAATGGCAGTTGCACCCCAATTGCTTTATTAGGTTTTAGGTCTAATGGATTTCTCCTATACTCCTTACGAATTGGCATTATTTACCCTTCTTATTATTCATATGTTTCATCAAACCAGAATAGTCACGAGTTAGTGCGTTCACTACTGCCTGACCTGCTTCCGTTTGTTGTAGTTGCTGTGTAGATACTTGACCACCTTCAGCAGTTTGTAATACTTGTGGTTGTTGACCACCCATCATACTTCCAAAACTTTGTGCTTGAGATGAGTTAAACATACCACCACCAACTCCATTAGAGTTGATACTTCTCCACTCACCACCTTGTGCAGTTTCGTTCAACATATCATTCAACATAGAATTCTTTGTGAATGACTTTGACTCTTGTTTTGTTTCAAAGATGTGGTCTACATCAAGCGGGTCTTTCTCAACAACTTTTGGTTGTGATTGTTTGATTTCATTCATAAGAGATTTACGAAGTGCTTTTTCTTTTTTAGCCACTTCTTTCTTAACCTCTTCTTTGATGATGAGTTGAATCGCTTTAATTAGTTTCTTTGTATCCATAATAATAAATATGTTTGTATATAATTATTGTTTCATTAATTCTAACTGAGTTGTTATTCCCGTTAGATTTGTTATAATAGCAGGTAATTGACTGGTTAATGGTGCTGCTGCTGCAGCTGCTGGAGTTGGTGTTAGTGCGGATGCAAATTGAGTTAGTGCTTGGGTCAACTTAGACACCTCACTTTTTAGACTATCAAGTTGTGTAAACATCACATCCATATCTGCTCTCCAATTTGGAGTAGATACATTTACGGACTTACCACCACTAATTAAAACTGAATCTGATTTTGAGTTTAAAACAATCCTATCAGAATTTAAAACTATCTGAGGGCTTTTGTAATTACTTGGTGGGAGAACTCCCAAAGTAAACTTGTTTGATGGTTTAAGACTTATAGTTTGTTTTGAACCTAACCAAATAGATGAGTCATCTTCATTAACATCCTCAATGACAAATTTATTGTAACCATTAGATGTACCGGCACCATTTCTTATGATAGTGATTGGAGACTTGGGGTCACTTGCTGACCAAGATGGTTTGATAGTAGCACCTTTGATTTGATTACTATCTCTTTGAACACCATTGGGTGTATATCCAAATCTAATAGATTGACCAAACCTTCCCTCTTGTATTACATCACCTAAAAATGGTTGTAATTGTGATACATTCGATACTTCTTCGAATCCAATTCCTAAATCTACACTAGAGTCGTTTGATGTTGCAAGGGGTATTCCATTTGATACTTGTGAGAAATTAGGTGACTCCCCGGCATCAGAAGTTGTTAGATTGGGGAGTGCGTTATGGTTTACATTATTTTGTATACCAACAACACTAGTATAATAATTCTTAGTTGCTTGAGATGAGTTGGATGCCTCATCAGAGTTTGCAACGACAATATACACTTGTTCACCTAATATTGGAATCTTCCGTGAATTGGTATCAAGTGGCGTACACCTTATTATATTTTTAGTACCCCTATCTTTTACGGATACTGTGATTGTATTAAAATTTTCATAAGTGTCATCATCTAGATATACACCAATTACTGTTCCTAATTTCATTCATTATCCTCATCTTCTTTAGGTAGGTCTTTCTCAACCTCATCGATAGCTTCCATCAATTGTCTCTTTTCCTCATCAGACAACAACATACCACCACTTTCACCACTATTGCTATCCTTCATCATTCTCTGAACAATAGCAGCGAGTTTAATTAATGCATCATCATTCTTTACTGAGATGTCTAAGTATTCTTTAATCAAAGGAACAACCACCGAAGCATCGTTAAGGTTTTTAACCATCGGTTCGAGTTGTGCAATCAACAATTTGATTTGTCTATCTTTCTTTTTTTGGTTGGAGTATATATCAGACATTATATCTGAGAAACTCTTACCTTTAAATAATTCACTATCCTTATCCATTCAACTCCTCAATCCTATGTGTTATTGGTAATAACCCTTCTTTTACATAGTCTAAATATAATTCTCTATAAATTAATTTCATCTTACCAACTACCTTTGTGATGTATTGAGTTTGAACACCTGTCCTCTCTCTAATAAGTATGTAAAGTGCTTTTTTGTTGTATGAGTAGAGGTTGTCTCGTGTTCTGAATAATTCATTGAGGGAATCTGCTATCTTTCTATCTCGTTCTTTGTTGAATAATTCAAATAAATTATAATCAATATACCTTACATAAAAGTCCATAAATTCAGTTAGGTCATCTTTTTGTTTTTGTAGATAGACCTCACTAATAATATCTCTACTTGAATCAATAACTTCAATACCATCTCTCATCTTCATTCTTGCATAGTTAGCATTGTTTTCGTTGAATAGATAGTTTCTTGCAATTACCGTGAAGTATGAAAATGCCCTACCATTCTCACCCTTAAATTTGTGAATCTTCTCATTCAAGAATGCAACTACGTTTGCCTTTACATCTTCGTATGGAACTTCGAAGTAGTAGGTCTTATATGTATGGATTACATTCTCTGCGAGTTTATCAAATGGATAATGAATAAACCGATTGTATATTTTGTTCTTTAATCGTTGGTCATCACATCTATTATATGCATTGATTGCAATCTCGGTAATTGATGTGAAATACCTTTTACTCTTTCTCCTGCGGCCCATAGTATTCCTCTAGTTGTGAAATTATTTCATACATTTGCTTAAACACGAACCCAGTCTCATCATCTGCCTCGAAAGACCCAATTCTATCAATCTCCTTCATACGAGCCATCGATGAATCAATACGGCTTGCGATTTCAGCAAGAGTTGTTTCTTGCTCTTCTACCACATCTTCTTGTGCTTCATTCTTACGAAGAAGATTCCAAGTGGTGTACCCAAGGGTAATTGTAGTTAGTGATAATAATATAATAGTTACAATCATTACTCTACAATATCTTTGAATGCATCGAATACACTTTTTGTATCCGTAGTGCTATTAGTAAATACCTCACCCAAATCACCTTTCTTAGGTCTACCAGTCGTTGCAGTACGAGTTGACTTCACTGGATTCATCTCTTGCTTCCATCTTTGCGTTTCGAATGTACAAGCATTCAAATCTGCTTGGTGCATAATGTGAGGTAGTGGTGTCTTTAGTTTTTGGTCAGCAAATGTTTTTCTCAAATACTCACCATTGCTATCATCATACAACCCATCAGTCAACTTCATACTAATCCACTCCTCTTGGGTACACTTTACACCAAAGTAGTTTAGTAAGTAGAATGTTCTATCATTGGTATTCATCCAATGAATATCTGCATTTGGTTTGTAAATCTTACCTTGGTTCTTAACGTGCCATTGTGAGTCGTTCTTAATGTAGTAATCAGCA